CTAGTCAGATCATAGTTAAAGATGCTTCGCAATTAGCTGGCACGCTTCGCAGTGATGTGATGTACTTGATTGACGGTGTAATTGATATGGGTGCTAGCTCTATTGAGGTTCCTGCTGACGGGTTAAGTCTGGTTGGCTATAGCTTTGATATTTCTCAAATCGTATCAAGTGAAGACAACTATACGATGTTCACCAGCCCTGGGGGTGGTTCAGGCAATATTCTAGCCACCGATATAAATATAAGGGCTTCTGGGACTAGCTCTCAAGTCTTTAACCTTACAGATGTAGATGGTAACAGTGCTGCGGAGTTCAATCGGGTTAATTTCACGGCCTGTACAAGCCTGGGCGAGCTTACAGGCTATCGCCAAATACTGGAATCTGGCACTGGTAGGTTTGGAGGCTCACCAGAACTCACGCTATCTGGGTCAATGAACGGCTACAGGGTCACCACTTCTATCGTGCGAGGTATATCTGGGATCACTTCGCTATTCAAGACGGGAACAGCCTTAACTTTCTCCGGACGATTCATTACAGACATCAACTGTGACCTCCCTGCTACTGGCGCGCTAATTGACTTTGCAGAGTCTAATATTACTAATGATGAAGCACTGATTATACAAGGGGCTTTTGTGTCTAGGTCTGGTGTGCTTGATGCTACAGACACCACTATACACCCCAACATAGACCATCAGAGCGTAAAAAGTAATTGGGATGGCAATACTGGCCTACCAAATACTCAAAAGTACATTAAGGCGCTATGTAGTGCTGAGATTACAACAGCCATTAGTGCGATAGATACATACTATCCATTGGCCGGTACTTTCACGGTAGATACTAATGTACACTTTGATATGCCTAGCAATGGTGAGTTTAGGCTGTTATCAGGCAATGGCTCTTATCAGGTCACAGGTGATTTAATAATAGATGGGCAGGCAAATAACGTGCTAGATGTGAGAGTGGTCAAATCTACGGACGGAGGCTCCACTTGGCCTACTGAGGTTAATCATATCAGGCGGCAAGTTAATTCTTTTGTAGGCGGTCGAGATGTGGCGTTTTTCCCTATCAACTTTGTGACAGTTCTCGCAAAAAATGATCGCCTTAGACTTGAGATTGCTAACAATTCCGGTACGACTAATGTGACTATGGAGCTTGGTTCGTATCTTATAACCACTGAAGTATAATGTTTAGTTGGCACGCTAATTGAATTTGTTGTAATATAGTTACGTCCGATACCTCTTTGAGCCGGATAGCGACAAACCGAAAATATTTTAAATATTTGTTTTTGGCCGTCCCTATCTAGGATCACACGGCAGAAACAAGCCGTAGACAAGAGGAATAAACCATGTCTATTAATTTAAGTAACGCTGCTGTTCAGCAGTTTGACGACTTAGTGAAGCATGAGTATCAAGCTCGCGGTCGTCTCCGTAATTGCGTAACTCTACGCACAGGCGTAACCGGTGACACGTACAATTTCACACGTATGGGTCAAGGTATCGCTAACCAGAAGGCTACTCAAGCCGATGTAACCCCAATGAATGTAGATCACAACCGTCAAGCGGCTACTCTACAGCGTTGGCTGGCTCCTGAGTACACTGATATCTTTGATAATGACGAAGTAAACTTTGACGAGATGAATGAGCTAGCTCAGACAATCGCCAAGGCTTTGGGTCGTCGTGAAGATCAATTGATTATCGATACTCTCAACGGTGGTACATACAACACTACTCCTTCTGGTGCCGATCAAGGTTTGGATATTGTTACCGGCGCTGCTGGTTTAACAGTAGATAAGCTTCGTGAAGTAAATGAGCGATTCCAGGACCTAGAGATCGAGGACGGTGACAAGTACATTGCTGTTACTCCTAAAGGCTTGCGTGATCTATTGGCTGATACTGAAGTAACTAGCTCTGATTTCAACACTGTTAAGGCGTTGGTGAATGGTGAGCTAAATACATTCTTAGGTATGAACTTCAAAGTTCTAGGTACTCGTACTGAAGGCGGCCTACCTGTTGTTACCGATCAGCGTGCGTTCGCATGGCATAAAGGTGCGGTTGGTTATGCTGTTGGCAAGATCGACATGATGACCAAAGTTGATTGGGTGCCACAGAAAACCTCCTGGCTTTCTAACGGTATGCTTCGTTCTGGTGCTGTCATTCGTGAGAATGCTGGTATCATCCGTGTTAACTATCAAGTATAAGGGGGTGATCTAATGGCTTTCGCAGACGGTACACTAGCAGCGGTTCACAGCTCATCGGCTGGTTCAAATCTTTTCATCTACACTGAGTCGGCTACTCTGGCCGCTATTCGTGCATCGGGTTACTTTAATGATGCTGTGGATTATGGCCTGGTTGATGGCGATATGATTTTAATTGTAGGCTCTGATGGCTTCGGTTTTAATGATATTTCTGTATCAGGATCGACCTACACAGTAGGTGAAGCTCTAACTTCTGCATAAGAGGTAACTCATGTCCAGCAAGGTTGACATCGTTTCAAATGCTTTGCTCCTTGTTGGGCATGGTGCAATCTCTAGTTTTAACGCAGATCAAGGGGCGGGCGCTGTAGTAGGTGACGCCCTTTTTGATACAACGTTAAGATATTTACTCTCCACAACTTATTGGCGGTTTTCTGTTAAGCAACAACAGCTAAGCAGGTTAACGGCCACTCCTTTAAAAAATTGGCAATACGCCTTCCAGATTCCGACAGATGCGATAACTATCCATCGTGTTACGCCTCGTGCTAATTATCAGATATTTGGCGACAAGCTCTACGCGAATGTTGATGAGCTTTACGCCGATTACACTTACCAGGTAAGCCCTGAAGAATTGCCTACTTATTTCGTACAGGCAATGCAGTACAAATTGGCCGCTGATTTCGCTATCTCGATTACAAACGATACTCAGAAGAACGCTCTATATGAGCAGAAGTTTAGCAGAGAGCTGGCTGTAGCTATGGCGGCAGATGCTAAGAGTCATCCACCAGAGGCTATACAAGATCAGCCTTTTACAGATGTAAGATTAAACGGTTACTTTTCTTTCTTCGGTGAGAGCTAATGCCTAAAATTTGGAATATGCAATCTAACTTCACTTCGGGGGAGCTAGATCCTAAATTGTTAGGCCGTGTTGATCTGGCTGTCTATTACAATGGGGCAAGGCAAGCGCGCAACGTCACACCTATTATCCAAGGTGGGCTATCGCGTAGGCAGGGTTCTGAGTATATCGATGAGCAATCAAGCCCTACTATTGATCGAATATTCTCTTTTCAGTTTTCGACAGAAGAGGAATACTTGCTTGGGTTTGCTGATTCGCGCATGTATATCTATAAGAATGGCGATGATCTCCAGACTAATATCAATGGTTCTGGTAATGACTATTTAACTATTCCCTACACTGCAGCACAGATACCGGATTTAGACATCGTTCAATCTGCTGATACGGTAGTTATCGTGCAGCCTGATGTAGAGCCTAGAAAGATAGTAAGAACGTCAGATACGGCGTGGACTATCTCTACATTAGGTTTAACCAATATTCCCCAGTATGACTATGACGACGCGTCTAGTCCGACTCCTACCTCCGAGATACAGCGCATAACGTTTGCTAATCAGAATACCTCAGACCGGTATAGATTGGGTTTGGATGGTATTCTTACTGATGATCTGGTTTTTAGTGGCGATGCTGCGACTAATGCCCAGCTTATACAGGATGCGTTATTAGACTTACCCAATACGCCAAATTCAGGCATTACAGTGGCTAACGTCTCTGTCACACAATACGATGTGACGTTTGCGGATGAGGCGGCTAAGGATTGGGAGTTAATCACAGGCACAGCGGTTTACACTCAGTTGACCACGTTCAACGTAACTTCTAGCGAGACGCAGAAGGGTGTGCCAAGGTCAGAGGATGTATGGAGTGCAGGTCGAGGCTGGCCGCAGTCTGTTACGTTCCATGAGGGTAGATTGTACTTTGGTGGATCTAAGTCTAGGCCATCAACTCTATGGGGTTCGGTGGTTAATGATTTCTTTAACTTCGATGGCGGCAAAGCTAGAGCTGATGAGGGGATAGATATCACGCTTGATACAGATCAAGTAAATTCTATTCAATCCATCTTCTCAAATAGGGCTTTGCAGATATTCACCACAGGGCAAGAGTTCTATATACCTAACTCTCCTATTACGCCTGAAAATGTGGCGGCTATTCCTCAGACTAACTTCGGCTCTAAGAATGTGCGCCCTATTACGCTAGACGGGACAACGATATATTTTCAGCGTACCGGTAATGCTATTCGTGAGTTTGTACAGAGTTCGGATGTGACGAACATCTATAACTCTAACTCTATTACCTTATTGGCTAATCATATTCTGAATAACCCTACGCGCATGGCAGCGTTTAGGGGTGATACTGAGATTGACTCCAATTACGCCTATTTTGTGAATAGTGATGGCTCGCTGCTGGTATATAATGCGCTGGGGGCTGAAGGTGTAACAGGCTTTACTTTATGGGAGTTCGAAGAGTTCTCAATTACTGATATT